AACTCCTTCGCGTACCTCTGGTCGTACCCGATCTTATACGGCCTGAGCTTGTATTCCTTGAACAGCCCGTAGAACCAGTCGGCCACACCTGCTATGTCAACGTCGTTCCCTTCGCAGATCGTCAGGAAACCCTGCCGCGCCCATTCTTTATAGTCGGCTCCCGCTTCTTTGTCGTCGGACGCTTCGAGCTTCGATTCCGGGATGAAATAATGCGACAGGATGAAGTGCGTCTTCGAACCCGGCCTCATGATCAGCGCCTTCGCGTTCGCAAGGTCGGTCGTCGCCGCCAGGTCTACCGCTCCGAGGTAGAAGGACCCGTAGAATTCTGCCGGATCCCATTCCTCCTGCGGATAGTCGTAATTCTCAAGCATGAGCCACGACTGCGCGTTCGTTTGTGGGATGTTGAAGTCCTTCGTCAGCAGGTGGATCCGTGTGGCCTTGTCGTGTTTCGCGGCCTCCACGTCGCGCCGAAGCTTTGCGATTTTCTTCACGCCGTACCGGATGCTGGGATTCGACTTCTCCCACGAACTTTCATCCTGCCATATCTCCTGCTCGGAGTCCTGCTCGAAGAGAAAGGCGAGGAAGTGCGGATCGTCGATCTCTCCGGAGATCACCTTTTTGGCATAGCTGATCTTATGGTCGAGGTAGCAGTCCCGGTTGAAGCCCTGCGTCGTGCAGTTCAGGAAGAGCGGCTCTTCCTTCGAGGACATCCCTCTCCAGCAGGCCTCCGCGATCTCCGACTGGCCGTTCTCCTCGTCGATGTCGTGCGACTCGTCGAGGTAAGTCTTCGATATGTTGAATCCGTCCTTGTTCTGCGTTCGGGAGGAAAGCCGGAAAACCGTGATATTCCGCAGATAGTTCCGGATTTCCGTGAGGTTCTGTCCGGTGATCGCCTTTTTCGGATCCAGACGCGCCCTCATCCCGCCGATCTCCGACCAGATCAACCGCGCCTGCCTGTCGTCGTTGGACGCGCAGCAGATGTCCGTCCCGCCCTCTCCGCAAAAGACGTCGAAGTTTCCGTCTGCTGCGAACCCCGTGCTTTTTCCGTTTTTCCTGGCGATCTCCAGAAGCCCTTCCGTAAACCGCCGCAGCATGGTGTCCGCCATCTTATAACTGTAGACGGCCTCCCACCATGCCTTCTGCCACGGCATCAAGGTCAGCGGTTTCATATAATACGGCGCCTTCGACTGAAAGCACATCGTTTCCATGAACCGGATCCGTTTGTTCGCCTCGGTGGTGTCGTAGATATAAGCGGGATCGTCCAGATCCGTCATCAGATTCCGCATGGCCTCCCGGATCCAGTACCCGACCACGACCTCGTGCCGCTCGATCAGGCTCCAGTATTCCTCAAGGTAAGTCATGACAGGCTGAACTCCTCGAGCCGTTTCAGCAGTTCGTCCTGCGCCGACGGCTCCGTCTTGGCCAGAAGCCCGCACAGAATACGAATCGCGTTCATGTACGACTGCATCGTCTCCTTGTATTGCTTCGCCGCCGGCGTGTACTGCTGAAGCTCCGGCCTCTTCGGGTGGACCCGGAGCATCGGTAATCCCCGAAGGTAGACCAATCGCTCCTCCATAGAAACCAGCTCGTCCAGCAGAGGACTGATTAACCGCCGCTGCTCCTCGTCCAGACTGGCGAAGATCCCGTCCAGATCGGATCTCCTCTCATTTGCTTCCATCCCAAAGCACCTTCCCAAAGCTCAGGCCAAAAAATATCGAAAAAAATGAAAAATTTGCTCCGCGCGCTAAATTTGACCCCCGTGCAGTTCCCCACGGCCTTTTGAAATCGCAGGGAAGGGGGGGAGTCGGATCCCTCATGCGATGAAGGACTCGAACCAGCCGCTCACGAACCCGCGCCATGCGTCGGTCGGTGCGCGTGACAGGCAGGTCTCCTCGTCGGTGTCGATGAACACAGGCTCCGCGCCCAGCAGACCGCACAGCCTGTCGCGTTCGGATCGCAGCGGATACGTTCCGATCACGAATGCATTCCGCCACTTTCCTGCCCGTACCTTGATCTGATCGATCAGCAGATCTCTCAGGCCGAACACGTTCTCCTTCAGCCTCGGCGGCTTGTGCAGACGGTCCGACGTGCAGACCGCCTCCCAGAGCTGGTCGATGTCCAGGATGAGATCGTCCGCGTTCGCGTTCTCACGAACCCATGTGCTCTTCCCGGAGCACGGTGCGCCGTACACCAGATAGACCCGACGCACAGCAGATGCCGCGCCGAACCTCTGGTGGATCTCGTTGTGACAGCGGAAGTGGATCAGCTTCACGTTCGCCGGATTCAGAGACACCGTGAAGTCGTTCACGTTCTCGTCTGTCAGCTCCACGATGTGGTGACCGATGCAGTCGTACTTCCGCACGATGGGCTGTCCGCAGTGTTCACAGATCAGATCCCCGTTTGCATTCAGCCGCTCCATCTTCAGCCGGTCCACAAGGCCCCGCCACTTATCGGAGGTGTAGAAGTTCTGGAGGGTAAGCATTACCAGATCGCCACCTGATATGTATATTGGGCCTTAAAGAAAAGGTTGTTCGAATAAAACGGCAAGAAGATTCGCACCTTCTGTGCGCTTGCATCATAAAGAAACTCAGTAGCGTTAGTAGGATAAAACGGCGAAGAACTTCCGAAATTTCCCGAAGTGGGATCAACATAGTAACACCTACCGTTGATCTTTACCGTTCCATTGTCATAAACACTTTGTGTGTGGAACAGATTATAAATGCAACCGTTCCCGAAATTTGCTGTAGCTGAACTGTTAAGGTAAATCAGGATTGTATTCACCTTGCCACCAGACAGCTGAATGTTCGGAATTTCCAGATAGTTCTTCTGGTTGTTGGGATAGAAATAATGATCCGCGTTCAGACGGAACGTGGTCTCTACCATGTTCCCGATTGACTGACCCGCGCTCGTCATATTGAGAATCATAGCTCATACCCCCAGAATGACGATGTTCACACCAAGGAAAAGACTCGGTCTGCTCGTGCAGTAAAACGTCAGCGTCCCATTTCCCTGCGAATACGCAAACACCCCGGATTCATTGTACTGCCTCATGGTCTCCGGCTCCGATGACACAAAAACGGTGTTGTCCGCAGTCACGCCTTCGATGTTTACGGTCTGCTCCAGATACCCGTCTGAATTGTAGCTTGCACTCCAGTTCGTGTGATCCAGGTATTTCTTCCTCGTGACCTGCTTGTCCTGCTTCAACGCCAGCTTCGGATCTACGATCCCGTTCACCTGCGCCGAGAACTCGTCCACGGAGTAGACAAACACTTTATTCTTCCCGATTCCAAAACCAAAAGCCATAGCTTAATCTCCTCTCAGAGTCACCACGTTTCGTCCTCTGCCTTTTTCTTCTCCAGCTCCATCTTCTCGTGCTTCAGATCCATCGTCTCCCGGTCGTCGTTCCGCCATTTCGGATCGAGATTTTTCAAGAGCAGATGGATCGCGCCGGTGTCGGGCGGAGAATACTTCTCGTACTCCTCCGTGACGGTCGTGACGACTCCGTCCTCGTCCTTTGTCACGGTCTTTTTCTCGCTGTAACTGAACCCCTTGGCCTTTTTCTTCAGCGAGACCTTCAGGTCTTCCACGAGAGCCTCGCGGCCCTTCTTCAGAGCGTCCCTCAGTTCCGGATGATCCTTCTTGTATTTCTCGAATGTGCTGGAGGCGATCCCGAGCTTCTTGGCGATCTCTTTTTCACCCGTTATCCCGATCCACTCTTTGATCTCCTCGAGCCGCGGCGCTACCTGTTCGGCATATAAGTCCTTCCGTCCCATAATTCCACCCGTCCGGAAATATTACTATATTCGCGCGCGCGCCTGTGCGCCTGCGCATTTTTCCATGGTGCATTTATACCGGAAATCGTTTATAGAAAAACAGGGCCTCCCGCAAAAGGAATGCCCTGCGATTATATTTATTATAGCTCAAAAAACACTGCCAATAGTCCAATGTTTTCTACATGGAGTTTCGGCGGAACTCCCACCACATCCGCCGTGCTTTATCCAGCCAGTAGAAGACCGTGCTCCTCCCCGCCGGATACTCCATCGCAAACCGCGTCGCTCTCGCGCTGACCTCGCCCCTCCGGAGCGGACGCCATGGCTCCTGCATGTAGATCGCCACGACGGCCCGGACGATCTCCTCCCCCGCCGCGTTGGTTCTCCCCTGCCGATCCCGGAGCGCGGCGAAAACGGACGCGCAGGCCAGAAGGTCCGCCGCCCTCTTGTATTTCGTTTGTCGAATTACCTCCGCGTCGGGCATTCCCAGAAGCGCCCACCTCCGGAACGCCTCCGTCGCCCGGTCTCTGTCTCTCTTGCTCCCTCTCATGATCTCCTCCGCCTCCCTTCGTACATTGTAGAACTCCCTCCGCCTCCTCCGGTCATAAAACCTTACTCATTTACAAGGCTCAGCACCGCCGCTGTGAGCACACGCGGTCCGGCGCAGTCGGCACCTTTATATATTTGAAATATAAGTATCCGTACTGATTGGATTTCGTCTCGACGAGTATGTATCCCTTCGGCGCCCGCGGAGGCTTTTCCTCGGTGTAAACCCGCTTCGCCTCCCGCGGATCCTCCTGCTCCGGACGTCTCAGATTCCGGGAGCACTTGAACCGGTGTCCGCCGAACTCCTCGCGCCAGTGATCGAAAAGGTAGTTCGCCAGCCCCGTGTAGTCCGGCCCGTGATCCACGCCGTCGTAGACGCAGTGCTCTCTGAGGTGATCCACCCGCGAGACGGAGCCGAACGTCCATTTCTTCTTTATAATCTCCTCCGGGATCCCGTGCGTCACCATGTGCAGGTGAAACCGGTGCGTGTTCTTCCCCTGCCCGTAGTAGAGGAAAATCACCCCGTCCGGACATGCCCGCCTGAGACGGCGAAAGTACCGGTCCCTGAGGATCCGGCACTCTTTCGCGTCGTGGCATTCGTTTTCGGAATCGAACGTCAGTGTGGAATAAAGGGATTCCGGGGAGAAATTGGCGTTGAAGAGCCGCGTGTGGTTTCGCCTCGACATCTCGTTCCGGTGCCGCGCGCGGTCCTCGTCGTTCTCGAACCGCGGATGGTATTCCGCCTTCTTCGGATCCGCCCGGTCCGGGATCGTGTAGACCTCCTGCTCGCATACCACGCCGGAGAACGTCCGCCGCTTCACTCTCTTCATCGTCAATCCCTCCCCGTTCCGCTCTCAGAACGGCAGCTGCTCGTCCATGTCTCCCTCGGTCTGGGCGATCTCTTTCCTCGCCCCCGGCGTGCTGTACGCCTGCGGACTCGCCTTCCCCGGCGCTGCATCCGGATCGATCCCGGCCAGCGCGGGCGAGTTCGGATCCACCTCGACGTCGGAGTGCGTCCGGAATCCCGGCATTTCGGCCTTTGCGTCCACAAAGAACGCCTCGTCTACCAGCACGAAGTTCTCCTTCCGCGCGATCCCGTTCCGGTCCGTCCACCGGTTCTCGGAGATCGACCCGATCACGCAGATCGAGGACGCCCGGTGAAAGTACCGCGTGATGAACTCCGCCGTCCCTCTCCACGCCGTGCAGTTCAGGAACAGCGGATCCCCCGCCTCCCCGTTTCTGGGCGGCTTGTTCACCGCCAGCGAGAACGACGTCACCGACACCCCCGACGGCGTGGTCTTCAGCTCCGGATCCGCCGTCAGCCTCCCGCCGAGGATTACCTTATTGAAATTGAAGTTTGCCATCAGACCTTCTCCTCCCGCTCGATCTTCTGAACCCACGAGACTTTCTTGCCGATCTTCAGCACCGCACCGTCCGCCAGTTTCAGAGCGGCGGAGTCGATCTTCTTCCGGCAGATATTGTGCGCGATCAAGGAAAAACAGGCCAGCAGCCAAGTGTCTTCATCCTCGTCCGGTATATCCGCGGCCCATGTCTCTCTCAATGCGGAAACGGTTATCCGGAATTTCACGGCGTCGTGACACCCGCACAAAAGCCGCGGATCCTCGCCGGACAAATTCACCTGCCCGCAGTAGGGACAGGTTTTCGAGACAGCATCCATTATTTTACTCCTTCCTTTTCGGGTTTTACTGAACTGATTTCCGGTCGGCGCCCCACACGGCCTCGCACAGCAGCTCAAGGCGCTGCATGGCGTACCTCCTCCGGCGCTCTCGGCGAATCCATCCAGTGCGTCACGTACTCCGTGATGTCCCGTTCGTTCTCGTGGAATATTCTTTCCGATGCCAGCCATGTGGCCTTCCGCACGGTATCGCCGCCCCACTGATTGCACGCCACAAGGCACGGCGTGGAGCGCTTCGGGAGGTTTTCGGGGTTCGTCACCGGGATCCACCTCCGACTCGGCTCCACGTCTGCGGCAGGAACGGAGTCGATGAGCGAAAGAATGTCCCGCATCTCCGAAACTGTCAGATTTCCGGTTTTCTGACTAAAGACCATGACCGCTTTCAAGGCCTCTGCATCAATGTATTTCGGCATCACTTATCCCTTCCTCTCCCCCCACGGTCTCCCGCTCTTTACTTCTTCGCACAACAGCTCCGGATGCACCTCCGGCATGGACGGCGTATGCCGGTATTGGTTGTAGTCCCCGAGCTCCTCCGGCGTCGCCTCGCGCACCCTCTCCAGCGGGACCACCGTCACCGACCGCGCCTCGCTCATGGGCAGGAGCTCGACCGAGTACAGCTCGGCCGGTTTGCCCCGCGCCACGTCGGAGCGGAGCGCGAAGTCCTTCCGCAAGGCCCCGATCCGGGCGTACAGCAGCGGACCGAGCATCGGGTTGTCGTCCACCACGGGCAGATTCCGCCGCGCCGCCGACTGCGCTTCCTGAATCGTCATGATTCCGCCCCTCCTTCTGTATTGATCCATTTCATCAATGGGGTCACGGTGCTTGGCAATTGTCCGACCTCCTCGCGCCGTCCGTTGCCGAACAAAAGGACCGAATCATATAGGAGATCGAAAAGGCCCCGCGCTTTGTCGTCCCAGTATTCGTCCGCGGAGATCTTCCGTGACTCGGAGCCGTAAAAGGCGACCCTCTCCGGAAGGTTCTCGTTCACGGCGTCAAATTCAAGACCCCGCTCCCGGCACCATGCCACAGCCTCGTCAAGCTGCTCTCCGCATCGGCAAGTCCAGAGGATCAGCGCCGCGCCAGCCTGCTTCCGATATTTTGCCAGCTCTATAATGTGCTTCTTTTCCGGTCCGATCTGCGGCCATTGATCCTCGCACAGCACTCCGTCAAAATCGACAGCGATGATTTTCCTCATACTCTTCATTCTCTCCATTCCTCCGCCATCGCCGAGAGCGTCTTCCGGAGCACGCCGAACAGCTTCTTCTGCTTTTCGTCGCTCATCGTCGCGATCAGGCTCTTCATGTCGGCGTAAGCGCCCCGGAAATTCTCGAAATACCGCTGGAACGCCTGCATTCCCGGATCCGCCGCCAGCCGGAGCTTTTCGTTCTCCGCTTTGAGTGCGTCGGCCTCCGACCCGATCTCCGCCCGGATCCGGTCCTCGAGCGCGGCTTTTTCCTCGTCGGTCAGCTCCCGGACTTCCACGACCGGATTCTTCTCCAGCTCGTCGATCCGCGTCTGCAGGGCCTCCTTCTCCTCCCGGAGATCGGCCATTTCCTTCAAGGTGTTCTGGTTGCTCTTGGCTCTGTCCTCGGCCAGCTTCTGCGCGGCCTTCAGATCCTTTTTCAGCTTCTTCGCCTCGGCGGCTTCGTTCTCGGCGGCTTCAGCACGGGCAGACGCTTCCGCCATCTTGTCCGCCGCTTCTCGGGCCGCCTTTTTCGCGTTGGCCGCCTCGCTCTGGGCCAGAAAGACCTTCTTCACGGCATCGTCCACTTCCGCCTCGCGCTTCTTCACAAGCTCGTCCCACTCGTCCTGCGCCTCCGCGTAAGCCTGCCGCCGGGCCTCCTCGATCTTCCGCTCCCACTCCCGGACGCTGAGATCTTCCGGAGGATTCGCCTCCACGAATGCCGCCCTCTCCGTCTCCGGCAGGCCGAGGAGCGCAATGGCCTGGGATTTGTTCATCCGCCCGAAGAGATCCATCCGGTTCTCCTCGAAGAGCGTCAGCTGTTCCTTCGTGCCGTAAGCCTCGTACAGCCGCATGAGGTTGTTCGCCTCGGTGCTGGAATACTGGAAGTTTTCCTCGAGCCAGCCGCCCCACTCCCCGTGTCCGACGGAGTTCTTTGCCTCGACGAGCAGCCTCCCGACTTCCACGGAGTCTTCGAGAAGCTGACGGGCCGCCCGTCTCCGGATGGCGTTGATCTCCGCCGCGATCTCCTGCGGGGATCTGATTACAATCACATTATCCATGCCGTTTTTCCTTTCTCAATCTCTTCTGGATCTCTCTCAGCCACCCGTCCACCCAGGCCTTGTCCTCGCCCTTCGGCTTCAAGTCCGGATCGTTGTGATACCCCTGGATCTGCGTCAGCTTCCCGTCCGGCGTCAGCTCCGCCGTCCAGACCGGAATCATCGGAGCCGCGACCCGCCGGATGAACATAATCGCCAGCTTCCCCGCCGCGTGCCGGTCGATGTAGCCTCCGACGCAGTGCTTCATGTTCTGCCCCTCCAGCGCGATGTCCCCGAGCCTCTCCGGCACGACGGCCATGAAGTCCCCGGCCTCGTACTCGTACCGCGCTCGATACAGCTGATACAGCTCCCTGTATTTGTCCGCGCTGATGTTCTTCCGGATCGCTTCGGCGGATGCCGTCGCCTCGTCGTGGGCGAGCCGGAGGTGCTTCGGCCAGCGGATCCCCGGAACGTCCAGATCCCGGCCCAGATCCCGGCAGGCGTTCCAGTAGTCCCGGAGTATGGCAAGCCCGTCCGCGTCGTAGTGCTGCTTCTCCAGATACCGCATCGCCTCCGCGCCGGCCTCCCGCGCCTCTTTTCCGTGCCATCTCCGTTCCCGCCATCTCCGCGCCGTCTCAAAGTCCACGCCGAGATCGTGAATCATCATAATGATGTCGATATCAAGCTCAAACCGGGCCGCTTCCTTCGCGTACTGCCGCGGGATCTTCAGAAAATCCGTGATCCTCCGGGCGCTCCAGTCGATATATCGGGCATACTTTTTGCCGTTCAGCACCATGTCGGTGAAGATCTGCGCGCCGCCCATCTTCGCTACCATTTCCATCTGCGGGAACCGTGCGCAGGTGCCGAGCATCTTGCACCACGGAACCGTGTCAATCGGATTCCCGAAGCTCGTATACCGTTCCCAATCGAAAGATCTGATCAGCTCAAACGGCAGATAGCCGAGGAAGGTGCCCTCCAGTCCGTCGAGGAAGATGGTGTACCCCATCACCTTGTACGGATTCAGCGCGTCCCGGCTCGGCCACGGCTCCCGGATCCCCACCGTCTGCCAGTTGTCCGCCGTCCCCGACACCTTCCGCCTGGCTTCGGCACTCCCCGGCTCCAGATCCATGAAGAAGTCCTCGTAAAAGTCCAGATCCGGACGGACGGCGTTGTAATCCGGGAACGCCCATTCGATATAAAAGGCGCGGAGGCGGACGTGCTTCGGCGTGATCTTCTGACAGAACACCGCCCGCACGTTCCCCCTGAGGGTCTTCATGTTCCGGAACTTCCCCCGCGCCTTCATCACGGCATCCGCGCCGCACTCCGGGCACCTCAGCCGGTCGTTGTGGACTGCCTTCCGGAACCTCACGTCCGGCGAAGCTTCGCGCTCCGCGCGAACTTCAGGAGTTGGCCTCCGGCCAACCTCCGGATCGTCGGGCGATTCCAGCCTTTTCTTCCCGCCGTTGAACAGATGCCTGCACCGGGAGCAAAAACCGATCTTCTCCCCCGTCCAGTACTCCTTTTCATAGAGGATGTACGCCGGGATCAGCGACCGCGCCTGTTCCTCATACTCGTCAGGGATGACGGAACTTCTGATTGCCGCGTTCATCCCCTCAGCCTCCCATCAGATCGAACAGATCCAGCGAGAGCACGTCCTTTTCCCCGGACGTCCGGGAATTTGCCCTCTCCGGATCCCTCGAAGGATTCTCATGCTCGCTCATGCGCACCGTCATCACGCAGTCCACCTGCGCGCCGGGGAAGTACGCCGCCACCGCCGCCCGGTAGACCTCGAGATCCGACACCGACTGCCCGACGTTCTTCACGCACTCCTCGCAGACCGCGGCGAGCGTCTTGTCCGACTGCGCCACCGCCTGGGCGAACTCCGGGTTCTGATTGCAGAATCCCACGAGCGCGTCGTGCACCGCCTTTTTCACGGCCCCGGCCTTCAGGCTCCACTTCGCCGCCTTGTCGTTCAGCTCTTCGCCGAGCTTCTTCACAGCTTCGTCTTTCATTATGATTCTCCTTTATAGTATCACTTTCAGCTTATCGATGATCCTTTTTCAGCCTCCGCGCCCGGTGCTCGATGGCGATCCGCGTGCGCTCCATTTTCCCGGCCAGCGCCTCCCCGATCTGAACGGCGTTTTTGCCCTCGTCGAGCAGGGCGAAGATTTTCGCGTCCTCGTCCGGGAGCCAGAACTTCTTCACGTCCCTCTCCGCGTTCTTCGGATTCGCGGGCGGGAGTTCTCCGGCCTTCCGCAGGATCGTGATCCGCGCCGCGCAGGCCTTTTCCTTCATGCCGAGCTGCGCCGCGACCTTCTTCGCCGTCATGCCGGGCGCGGAGAGAACCAGCTCCTTGATCTGCCCGTCCCGCTCCGCGAGCTTCGCCTTGTTCCGCATAGCGTTCCCGTGCTTCATGCCGCCGTCCTTCGAGGGCGATGCGCCGCGCCGCACGTTCGGCTTGCGGGCAGAGAAGCCGGAATAGACCTTCGCCCGCTCCATGTCCTCCTCCGGGATCCGCACCGTGTCCCCGCGCGTGACCCGGATGCCGCGGAAGGTGTCCGAGGAATCCCGGATCACCCGGTCCCGCTGCTCGTCCCGGATGATCCCGGACTTCATCTGGAGCCATTCGATCACCTCGCCGAACGTCCCCTGACGCCGGACCGCTCTTCTCCCATCGGCGACCGCGCCGGTCCAAATCCGGGGAAAGGCCGAACTCTGCGCCATCCAGTACCCCGCGGGACGCCCGGTCCGGATGATCCCGTCGATCCCGGCCTTGTCCGTTGTTCTGATCCGGTTCATGACACCCGCTCCCTCCGGATCTCCTCCCGGATCGGCTCCGGGATCCGCTCGTCCTTCGGACCTTTCCAGACGCAGACCGCCTCCGGAACCTTCTCCTTCTTGGCCACCTGCTTCGCCATCTTCCGGGCGCAGTTCTCGGCGTCTCCGGGCCGTGTCTCGTGTACGACCATGATGATCTCCCCGCCGTCCAGACGGAAGAGGTATTTATAGGGCTGCGTGTTCGCTTTCATGACGTTTCTCCTTTTTCACAATGTTCCTCACAGCCGCGAAGGGAGTGAGGTCAATATACTGTTCTCCGTTCCGGGGCCCGACGGCCTCTTCCCGCCGGATCCCGGCCTTCTTCAATGCCCGCTGGGTCTTACGGTTCCGCATCGTTTTCCGCCACTTCCGCGCACTTGGTGAAGAACTCCCGGAAGCTGAACCAGTTGGGCTTGATGAGGTGGCCGATCTTGGTGATCTCGCCTCCCCAACCGGTAGTTTCGACCCGGACATACTGCCCCTTCAGATCCTCCCATTTCGTTACTTCGAGGGCGTCCATCAGGAGCATCAGCGCGTCCATGCCCTCCGCGGTTCCCACACGGCGCTTCAGATCCTTGTCCCAGGAGTCGAGGGCAAACCCTCCATAAACGCATCCCCACCCGTCTCCGCTGAGGTAGATGTAGCAGGTCATGATTCCGTGATCTTCGATCCCGAGCATCGTTCTCT